AGCAGCTATTCAACATCGTCGTGGCTATTGCCGGGTTCTTTGCTGTTTATGTGCTGAACAACATGACCCGGCAGATGCAGAAGCTCGAAGACAAGGTCAACGCGATGCCGACCACCTACGTCATCAAGGGTGACTACCGCGAGGACATCGCCGAGGTCAAGGTCATCCTGAAACAAATTTTTGACAAGCTGGACGCCAAGGCTGACAAATGAATGCGCTGGCTTGTACTCGTACTTGCCCTGTCGTTGGTGTACGGGGCGACATTAAAGCGCGAGTGCAGCGTATCTGACTTTGTTGAGCTAGGGTACAGCAGCCATGACCCCAAAGAACGTGCAGAACGAGCTTGGGTTTGGTTGGAAGAAGCAGGGCCATATTGCACCAAGGAGCAACTGGCCCTTATTTACAACAACTTGGCAACGGTGCTGGGTGCAGTGGACAGCGTGAAGATTCGCTCGAAGATTGAAAAACTGTACGAAAGGGCAAAGTGATGGAACCAAAAGACAGATTGATTTACATGGTGACCATGATGGTCACAACCACACTTTGCCTTGTCGTTGTGTCGCTTATTTGGGCACTCATCCACGGTCTGTTTGTCAAGGAAGTGGACAACACCAAGATTTTTGAAATCATCGGCCCAGCATTCCAGACCATTGTCGGCGGACTTATTGGGTGGTTGTCTGGCCTGAAGGTCGGCTCCCACATGGACGAAATCAAAGCAGGAGAAGCAAATGGCTGATGACCTTTTATCCTCTCTCAATCCCGTCAATGCGCTATTCAAGATTGGTAGCCAAGTCATTGACCGAGTCTGGCCTGACCCTGAGAAGGCTGCGGCTGCAAAGCTGGAACTGTTCAAGATGCAGCAGTCAGGTGAGCTTGCCGCAATGGCCGGGCAGTTGGACATCAACAAAGCAGAGGCAGCAAACCCATCGGTGTTCGTGTCTGGCTGGCGTCCATTCATCGGATGGGTTTGCGGCAGCGGGTTTGCCATCCAGTTTGTTGTTGGCCCGATGGCCGAGTGGGGTTCCGCTGTGTACGGCCACCCCGTCAAATTCCCTCAGATGGATATGGGCACCATGATGCCCTTACTGCTAGGCATGTTGGGCTTGGGCGCAATGCGCACGGCTGAAAAGATACAAGGCGTGGCCGCAAAATGAAAGAGAACTTCGATGCCTCCTTCGCCAAGGTAATCCAGTCTGAGGGTGGGTACGTCAACGACGCGGCAGATCATGGCGGTGAAACCAATTTAGGCGTAACCATTGGCGCTTGGGGCGCGTATCTTGGCCGCGCTATCCAGCCGGGTGAAATGAAGGCGTTGACCGTGGATACCGTCAAACCGTTTTACAAGTCCATGTACTGGGACAAGGTGAAGGGCGACGACCTGCCCGCAGGCGTCGATTACGCCGTTTTTGACTTCAGCGTGAACGCAGGGGTCGGCCGGGCTGCAAAGTTCCTCCAAAGGGCCGTGGGGGCCGTGGATGACGGCGTTATTGGCTCCGGCACCTTGGGCCGCGTAGCCAAGACCGAACCCGCCAAGCTGCTGGAAAACTTTGCCGACCAGAAGCAGCGCTTCTATAATGGCCTTGCTACAACCAACCCCACACAACAGAAGTTTCTCAAGGGCTGGCTTGCCCGTGTGGATCATGTGCAAACGGCGGCTACCTCGATGCTGGCATAAGGATCAACAATGGCTACGACCGCTTACGCACTGACCTACGATGGTTTGACCAGTTTGGTGCTCCAGTATCTGGAGCGCGCCGACGCTGCGGTCGTCAACTTCATCCCCACCGCCATCATGCTGGCTGAGTTTGAGATCGCGCAGGACATCAAAACCCTCGGCCAGATGATCGTGGCCGACGGCACGATGACCTCCGGCAACCCGGTGATCGCCAAGCCAGCGCTGTGGCGCAAGACGGTGTCCATGACCCTCACCCTTGCCAGCGGGGAGAAGCAGCCGGTGTACCTGCGCAAGCTGGAGTACCTCAGCAGCTACGCGCCCGATGTGACCGCCACCGGCACGCCGCTGTACTACGCCGATTACGACTACGACAACTGGTTTGTCGCGCCGACGCCCAGCGCAAATTTTGCATTTGAGGCGCTGACCTACACCCGGCTGACCCCGCTGTCGTCCAGCAACCAAACCAACTGGCTTACCCGCAACGCGCCCAACGCCCTGCTCTTTGGCACGCTCAAGCAGACCGCGCCGTTCCTCAAGGACGACGCGCGGCTGGCGGTGTGGTCGCAGATGTTCAGCGCGGCGATGGCCTCACTCAAGACCGAAGACCAGCTCCGCATCGGTGACCGCCAAGCAGTAGCACAGGACTCATAACATGTACGCCATCTACATCATTACGAATAGCTTGAATGGCATGCAGTATGTTGGTATCACCAATGATATTGAGCGCCGGTGGCGTAGGCACAAAGGCGCAAATGAAGGCCAATTTTTACACCGCGCCATTAAAAAACATGGTGTTGAAAATTTTGTGTTTACCCATTTTGCTGATGCTTTTGACGAAGATGCCGCAAAGTCGATAGAACGAATGCTAATTGCAGAGCACAACACCATGGCTCCGCACGGCTATAACTTAACCGAAGGCGGGGATGGCACATTTGGCTACAAGCACACTGAAGAATCAAAAGAAAAAAGCAGAGTCAGCAATAAAAAAACTTGGGCCAACTCAGAATTAAGAATTGCTACTGCATTAAAAATAAGCAATGCGGTTAAAGGAAAACCAAATGGTCGTAAAGGCAAACCCAATGGACGCAAAGGCGTACCGCATTCTGCGCAACATGTTGCAAATCTTAAAGCTGCTTCAAGTACTCCCGAATCAAAAGAAAAACATCGTAATGCGATAAAAGAAGCATTGAATGATCCTGCTTGGAAAGCTGCACAAAGCGCTAGATTAAAAGCAATTTGGGCCATTCGTAAAGCTCAGAAGGAAACAGCATGACCGTATATACCTCGCCATTTACCGGCCAAACCATCAACCCGTCATCGGTCAGCTATGAGTCGCTGACCATTGCGGCCAATACGCTGCTGGACTGGCCCATCAACGGCACAACCGGCACCCCGACGGCCAACATCATCGACGTCACGGCGTCCACGACGAGCCTGAACCTGATCTTGCCACCGGCGACTCAAGTATCCACCGGGCAGACGGTGCTGGTGCGCAACATCGGGTCCAACACTTTCACGGTCACCAGCTACGCGGCCACCGGCGTCGGCGCGACCGTTGTCTCGGTTGCTTCCGGTGTTGCCCAATACCTTTTCCTGACCAACAACTCCACCACGGCGGGTGTCTGGTCTTCCGTGGTGCTTGGTGCGGGCACGTCCTCGGCCAACGCCTCTGCGCTTGCCGGGTACGGCCTGACCGCCATCGGCTTGACCCTGAACCAATCGTACGGCACAACCAACTACTACTCCAGCGCCACCCTGCCATCAACCATCCGCGCCCAACTTGCGCTGTGGTCCAGCGGCGTGGGAACCTTGACAATGCCTTCTGCGGCCACCGTTGGCGCTGGTTGGTTCTGCATGATCCGCAACGGCGGGACCGGTATCCTGACCCTCGCAGTCACCGGGTCCGACACCATTGACGGGGCGTCCTCGCAACAGCTCCAACTCACCGAGTCGTTGGTGATTGTGTCCAATGGTACAAACTGGAACACCTTTGGCTACGGCCGGTCCAACACCTTTGCCTACACCCAGCTATCGCTATCGGTTACCGGCGGAACATTGACGCTGTCCTCGGCGCAGGCCGCGAACACGATCCAGCTCTACGCCGGTACGCTGACGTCCAACCAGATTGTGGTCGTCCCGTCAACGGTGCAGTTGTACTCCATGACCAACAACACCACGGGCTCGTACACCTTCACGGTGAAAACGGCCGTATCGGGTGGCGCTACGGTGACGGTCGCGCAAGGCACATCGTTGATCGTGGTATGTGACGGGACCAATGTCTACAACGCCGCGTCAGGAACATCGAGTTCAATTACGTCATTGACGCTCGGAAATGGCTCCTTGGCTGTTCCATCGTTGAAGTTTTCGGGTGACCTAAATTCTGGTTTGTACCTTCCCAACACCAGCCAAGTAGGGTTTGTCATCGCCAATGCGCAGGCGGGCTATTACAACGCGACCGGCCTCACCATGGCCGGTACAGGCACGTTTATTGGCGGCATGGCTGGCGGGACGTTTTAATGACAGCAAAAGTCGTGTCCATGGAGGTCCCCGCTGGTATCCAGCGGGACGGGACCGTGTTCGACTCGCCTTGCTATGTTGACGGGAAATGGGTCCGGTTTCAGCGCGGACGCCCCCGCAAGATCGGCGGGTACGACGGCATATTTTTGAACGCCACGGGCATATCTCGTGGCATGGCCATGACCGCAGTCGGCGGGTTCAACTACGTGGTATCCG